CATATCCTTTAACCATTGATCTTTTGTTAAATGGAAAAAAAGGTTTTTGATCTTGATTATCTAAATTATCTATAAGATTTATAAGATCTTTTATCTGTGGTTCTGTTAGTGTTGTTGCATGATAGTTTTTTTCTAATATTCTTTTCTTAGTTTCATCAGCCATCATAGACATTTCAAAGTCTACATCAGCAGTATCTATTGTTATATATGTACCATACTGCGACATGATAGGTTGTTTTGTAATACTATCTGCAACAATAAATGACATACGACTTGCACCTTTATTTCTAGAGTCTGGTATTAATGCTACATTTTCTCCAATATTAAGTTGACGTTTGTTAGCAACAAGATCACCTGCTTCATTTTCTACATAGTTATTTTCAACATCTAATCTATTTTGCACATGACGTAAAAAGAACTTACGACTATTATCATCTTTATATTTATTAACATAGCTATGTGCATTATGTTCACCAAGCCTATTACCATATAAAGAAAAAACAACACCATCATCTATTTCCATAGTATTACGAAATGTATTATTCAAACTTGAAATAAATTTATCTTTATCTAATCGTACTACTGTACCATTTGCTGTAGATATTGTGCCTTTATATAATTTGTATCTAACATACTCTTTATAGTCACCATAAAACTCAGCAGGTATATCACTACTTTTTAATATACTTTCTATTATATCTTTAGCATCAGAGTTTTCATCTAAACCAAACTCAGAAGAATAAGATGATATAGCTTGATTCATATCCTTAATGGTTTGTGGCAAAGCAGTAGCTATTTCAAAAGCATCAACAATTCCATCTGCACCAACAATATCAACAATATCTTTTATATCATTAAATCTTTCATATGTTGCTTTGTACTTATTGGGGTATCTTCCATTACCTTTTGCATCATAGCCAATTTGATTCCAAAGATCATATATCCTAGAAGCCGCAACCTTTTTTGATTCTGCTGACATATTGCCAAATATTGCTAAAGGTCTGGTATTGGTAAATAGATTTTCTAATGTAGAAGGAAGTATTGTAGATCTTTTTAGATATCCAATTGCTTGTTCATATTTACCTTTAGGCATAGTAAGTAAACTATTAATATTTAGTTCTTCACCAATCTCCATAGAGATACCTTTATTTAATCCTTTACGATTATTTTCACTATCTATATGTACACCAAAACCTCTAGCCTGATTTTGAAACTCTGCAGATTCAATCATTTCTGCAAGATTTAAATTTTCTTTAGCGGCATCTCCTGCTCTATTACTTAAATATCTTGTAATATAATCTCTATCTGAATAACTAAAACCAAACTGTTTGTTTAAACCTGCTAGGTATTGCATATCTTGCATATTAATTTTATTATTACTTATTCTTAGATATGCCTCTTGTACTGGTGTAATCTTTCCAGTTTGGATAACGTTTTCCATAATTTTGATTGCTTTATCATCATTAGGGTTTTTATCTATGATTTGATTTAATATACCACTAGCACTATAAATTTTCATTTTACGTCTAATTTCATTTATAGCAGGTGCTTTCAAACCATGCTTTTTACCTTTTAATTGTGTAATAGCAGATTCAATATAATTGTTTGTTTCTTTTATATCTTCTTCTAAATCTTTAGCATCTTCTGCATCTTCGTATGATGTTATGTTTCGTAAATTATAATTAAGTGCTTCTAATGTTCTTACTTCATCTTCAATATTTATTTTTACATCTTCCATAGCTATACGTTCTTCTTCGTCAGCTACATCATTAAATATTTTATTACTATGATATACAGCTTGTTGTTCTATTTTAGAAAGAAAAGATGGTATAAAAGTTTCCATACCATTTTTTTTAAAACTATCTACATGACCTTTAATATAATCTTTAGCCGCATCATCAAATCCATCTTTGTCATATTGATAGGCTTGATGTAATGTATTGAATTTTTCTTTTGCAAGATTCATAAGTTTATTTGCATATCTTGCCTCAAGAACTGATCTTGCTTTTGCTTCTCCTACTTTAGAAAAATTACCTTTTTCAAACTTAAAATTACCATTGTCATCAATAATAGGTAATGTTTTTGCAGTTTCTATGTCTGTTTTAATGGCATCATTTTTAGCTTCAGTAAAAGCTATTGTTTGTAAAGTTTTTCCAAAATCAGCTATAGCATTACCTAGAGAAGTTGCACCTGTGTCAGCTTTAACTATACCAACTGGTTTATTTACAAATGTTGTTTGTTTTGATTTTATAAATTCTACCATGTTATGTAATACTCGCTTGATATCCTGCTGTAGCAAAAGAACTAAACATTTTATATCTATATGCTCTACTTAGATTTTTTGCTTTTAAAGTTGCCATTTGTTGTTGTTGTGAAAACTTAGAAAGATCTGCTCCTAGTTGTACATTTGCCCTAGCTATTGTGGTTGCATTATTTTCTTTTGCTTTTTCTCTTAATCTTTTCAATGACCTATCACTGCCTTCATCTCTACCCATAACACCTGCAAGACTTTGATTTGTATCTTTAAATGTTTGAAGTTGTGCCATAATTTGATTATGTTCTTGTAGTCCTTGTAGCTGTCTATACTTAGCCTGAGATTTAAGATTTCTTACAGTTAATGCACCTTCAGCTTTTGCACCTTTTGCGGCAGACATATATCCTACACCTTGAACCACAGCCGCCGCTATTAAATATGGATTTGCCATTAAAAAGCCACCTCTACTATCATTCCATTAATCTGTAAATCTAGAGGAAAAGACTGTGATACTATAACTCTAGGATCACGACTATATCCTAATAATCTAAACTCTTCTTTACCAGTCACAGCAGATCTTTCCATAAAGCCACCAGTTACAGTATCCGTTGTATTCCTTATAACCAAATCCCTTGTTGTTGATGTTGTGCTTGGTCCTTGCACACTTACAGCAAG